CAGAAGAGTTTCTGTTTCCTTCGTTATAATCTATTTGCTCGTATATTTTAACCAAGTTAAATAAACTATTACCAGTCTCATCTCTAAAAGCATGCTCTTCAGTTCTTGGGAACTGACGATAAAATTCATTGAGTGCATCTGCATCGTTCTTTAGTGACGATACTTCATTCTCCCAATAGTCTACTGCACCCTGAGATATCATTTCATTATCTACACCTAGCACAGACTTAGCAGGCTTTCTAAAAACAGGCATCCCAAACCTATCTATGAATCCTTCCATATTCCACTCCATTGGGATGAACAAAGAATACATACCACTCTTAGTCTGACCGTTTGAATTACGATTTAAAACATTAGAGTCATTATATAGCTTTTTAAAATTATCACCACCCTTGTTAAGTGCATTAGATGTAGAACCCATCATACACTTACCTATAATTTTACTACCTAATCGTAAACACGTTTTAGTTACTCGCCAATTGTTTAGAATATTATTTGGCTTTATCCACTTACCACTCTCATCGTGTACTAGCAATAATAACTTCTCACCATCATAGCTGTTATCATCCGTGTTCTTCCAATCTATTGTGGTGTCCAACCCAAACAACTCATCATCGCTTGTGTCGTACATATTCTTTTTAGTAATCTTTGCTGCCGGGATACGGAACGCAAGCTCTGTCTTCGGCTTATCCATACCATCCATAATAGGCTTGAAAAAGAAAGGTAGCCTACTGTTTATGGGTACAACCTTATCAGTAAACATCTTCTTAGCATCCGAACCTGTCTTTGATAATATACCAACCCTTGAATCTTTTGCAAGCGTTCCTGTATTAACGCATTCAGATGATGACATAAAAGAAAACCCTGAACGTCTTATCTTAAGGTATGTCATACCGAAACTTCTTTTGTCAGCCTTGCAAGCCTCCCAAAATATATATAGTATACGATTTGCTTCACGATAGTCAGGATACCCAACATCAATAGATGTCCATTGCAGATACATATAATGTGCTCCTGTCATATATGTAGGTACGCCATTGTTCATAAACCAATGCCCATACTCTCGTGAATCAAATTCAGATTCAATATAATCAACCCACCTATCTTTAAATTCAGATGGTTTATCGTTCCATTGGAATATAGATTGAATCTTCTGTAAGTCTTTTGGTATTTCTTCTCTCTGCCAATACTGCTCCTCTTTCTTACCACTTCTTTTGTACACCTTCTTAGGCACTAGTGGTAATGCTATAGGCAATCCCTGTATAGAGACTACTTCACCTATTTCACCGGTCTTTGATATGATAACCATATCATACTTTTCGTCATATCCATACTTCCACGTTTTTGCCTTATTCTTATTTTTTAAGACACTCTTTGGAACGTAATCTTCTAGTGTGACGTATAAGTTATTTTGACCTTCGTTCTGCAAATCCTTGTTTTGTATCTATCTTACTTTTTCCTTTTTCAGCAGACTCTAACGCCTCCCTTTCAAGTTCTATCCTATTTAATATCTCAAACGCATCAAATATTGCTAACTTCTTTGTAGCTGCTGCATTCTTTAGTTTATCGGCAGCTAAGTCATCTTCCGGGTCGTGCTTTATAATATCTTCTTTAGCAACCTTTATTAACTGCTCAACAGCTCTATGACCTGCCTGAATTATTTTTTTCTTTGTTTCCTTTACGTTCATAGGCTCATTGTTATTTGATGGTCGTATACTCTATATAGCTTTTCATCATCAACCGTAAACTCATACTCGCTATCAGGAGTAAAGCTAATTCTATCCCCGGGATTCAATCCCATAGATGTCAGATACTCGTTAGGATATTTCATTATACCTACTAACGGCTCTTCTACACTATTCTTATATATAACAGAATCCTCTTTTTTGATAGGCTCTACAAAACAATATCTATCGTGTGCGTTCCAACCCTTATCATTCTTATACATAAAGAACTGCTCATTATCTACAAAAAATAGGTCATCCTTAAAAAAGCTCCTTCCGCTTTTTTGCCTACCCTTCATATCATTATAAAACTTAAATACGTTGTGATGTACGAGTAAGGTGTCTCCTACCTTAACTTCTCCTGTGTAGCCGATTGGAAGCTCGACAACTTTAGCATATCTGTTTGAAAACATATGGTCTTCTTCAGATGTACTAACGACAAGCTCTAGCCCTGCTATTTCTTTTGTGTTGTCGTATCGTCTTCCTTTTAATGGCTTTACTATAAAGTAAAACGGTGATTTCATTAAAAGTTTATGTTGTATTCAATAGATACGGGTACGGTTTCATTAAACTCTTTCCAAACAAATACTTCTTGCCCGGATTGTATCCATATCTCTATTGATTTTTTTTCTTTATTAAATTTAATTAAATGTATTGTATGACTATTGTTCAGGACAGACTGACCTGTTATATAGTGCATAGCACCCGACTTATAGTCAGGTCCAATAGATATTTTTCTAATTATACCCATTAATAAACAACGCACACAACGCTAGAGCTTGTCCCGTCTCCTGCGTTTCTATACATTCTACCTACTGCTAGTCCTGCCGATACAGCAGCAGCATTATCTGCATATATAGGAAGTGTTACTGTTGATTGAGCCAATAATGCAAGTATTGATTCTACTGTGTAGTTTTTAGTTTTATTTGCATCTTGGTCGTCAGAACCTATTAATATATCTGTTAGGTTAACTTGACCTGATATTGGGTATGTACTAATTATCGCCATTTGTTACTTTTCCTGTTTGCACGTTGATGAGAGCATCATCTCCGTATTTTTCTAATAATTTTTTCTCTTCCTTAATGTAAGCAGCTTTCATTGACTCTATCTCTTTTAATAAAGCATCCTGTGCAATGAAGGTGTCAGCTATTCTGATTTTAACATTGTTATATTCTGTTACCAATCCTTGCAATAACTCTAGCTCTTCTTTAGTTAATTCTTTCATTTGATTATATTTTCTACAAATATAAAACTTTTTTATCTTTGCAGTATGAAGAGCCCACAGGTAATTATTTTTATAGCTTTATATTCACTTATAGCTACAGCCATTATAACTAATCTATTGTTTGTTAAAAAAGCAGAGAATAGGATTATATCGCCTAAACACAATACTATATCTACCGATACGGTGTATATGTCTATTGATAGCTTGGATTCTAAAAGAGATACAGTAAAAATATACTATGAAAGAAAAATTAGCAATTATCATATACTGCCTTCTTCTGAACGTATCAGCCTATTCGCAAGTCGGATTAATAGATAACAACGGAGATACATTGGTTGCCATTACTCTTGAGCAAATGGATAACATATACATTGAGCTAATCCAAAAAGATAGCCTAATGGAACAGGCTATTATAAGCTCTTCTAAGGAAGTTAAACTATATGAGCTAGTATCTATAGCAGAGATTAACTTAAAGTCTTGTGAGGATGTCTTAAAAGATGCCTCAGATAACAATACTTATTTAATGTCTGAGAACAAGAAAATAGATAGTAAACTTAAAAGGACTAGAAAGGTTGCCATATACACTACTATTTTTGCTATACTTAGTATCCTTCTTTAGATACATCAAAACTTGGGCAAGCCTTGTAAGATGTATATTCATTGTGACCGTGAACGGTGCTGCCCGGATATCTTTTCTTTAATTCATCTATAAGCCATATAAAAGCTTCTTTCTGTGCGTGGGTTCTTGTGTCTTTAGGATTCTTAAATGATTTATCCATTCCTCCCGCATATGCAATTCCGATACTATGTTTGTTCTCACCCTTAACGTGAGCACCTACTTTTGATTCGGGTCTACCCACTTCAACCGTACCATTTAATGTTATGAGATAATGGTATCCGACATCTGACCAACCTTGAGCCAAGTGCCATTGTCTTACTTCCCCTACTGAAACATCTCTACCTTCAGGGGTAGCTGTGCAATGAATAATAATTTTGTCTATTTTTCTCATTTGATTTCTTTCTTAATATCTTTGATTTGTGTAATTGACTCTTTGAACTTATCTATAAAAGAGTAACCTTTTATGACTACCCAAGACTCATCCATTGATTTTACCTCATTTAAAATGAGGACCAAAGATACTATTTTAGTTGAAAAGAAATCAAAATCTAAAATACTTTTTATTAATTCGTTTAATATTAACGTATCTAAAAGGAATACTAAGATAACAACACCCAAGTACCCTACGGTCTTAGGAACATATCCCTTTCTAAAATCTTTACTAGTTACAGGCTTGTTTTCCTTCTTAGCTCTAGCTATTCCGAATATCGTATCTAAAATTGTAGATAGACCTACTACAAGTAGCAATCCACCAACCGGTGCAAAAAATAAATATAAACTTTTCAATATGCTACTTAGAGTTATCTTCATCGTTATTCTTCTTCAGGCGTTTCACAATACTCAGGATACTGAGTACAGTATGTCTTAACCCATAAATTATCATCTCCTGCGAATGTATGTATAACATCATCAGGGCTAGGATATACAGCTTCACTTGAAAACTTATCAGAGTCCGTGTTCCATAGTATATCTACACTCCATAGTGTACTTAGGTTCTCGCAGTTTCCTTCGTCATCGTAGGCATAACATATGTACCCTATCTCTGCTACAGCATTTACATCAGATGTATACGAAACATTACCTTCTGCATCAGTAGTTGTAATACTTTTTTTGGCTGTCTGCCAAGCTGCTTCATCTGTAAATTCGTATTTTTTAAAAATCATATCGTTGTTAATGCTTGTAATTCGCTATCACTCAACGCCTCATTAAAGACCATTAGTTGTTTTGTTTTGCCGTAGAAATCGTTTGCTCCATCTGCTCGACTAAATTTCAACTCATCAAAACCACTTGGCATAGTTGCGTTTGTGTCCGTTGCTACTTCACTACCATTTACCCATAAAGCCACATCATTAACTTTATATTTTAATGCTATTTTATTGTAGTTTAACGCATCAATTAGCGTGTAATTAAACTGTGCGGTTATTACCCCTCCATCAGTAATATATGCAGTTACTTGATTTGCTGTAGATGAATAACGCATGACGATTTGATTCGTATTAGTTCCATCGCTTATTGATATAGTTCTATTTGTCCCATCATCAGCCAACGCTGCTATCTCTGCAAACAAAACCCCTTCCGAGTCATTAAACGTCGCTGAAGTCCCCGCATTGTTGCAGACATCGGCTGAACGAGTCACGGTGCTTGATGTAGTGGGTATATAGCTTGTTTGAAATGCTGCGACCTCTTGCTGACCTCCCCACATATAAAACGAACCTGCATCTCCTCCACCGCTTGCCCAACCTGAAGTTTCTGATGTTATCTTATATAATCTTGGCTGACCTGCAAATGTTCCACTTACAAACTTAGCTACTATCCTATACCAACCATTACCATAATCTTCTATCTCCGCCTCTGTACTACTACCTACATTACCCAATACACCGTTCTGTACGTCAAAGTTCGCATAATGATTTACATCTCCTGATGTCATTATTTGAATAAATTGAAAATCAAAATATTTTATAAATATTGAAAAGGTTGTTGCCGGAGATGTAATAGTAACTAAATTTCTTATAAATCCACTACCTGCTCCGTAATCTACTTTATCAGCAGTTTGGTTTCCATCAGGACTTGTTGTTTGATTTGCAACAACTGAAACATTACTTGTTGCCCAAAATGGATTAGTTAAATCTTCAGAATGTGTCTGTTGGTTCGTTCTTTGTGGTTCGAGTAATAAAGTTGGGCAACTTGCTCCACCGCTATAATCCAAGCGTGGAGTGTCAATTGCAACACCTGTTTCTATTAATCCATCAGAGCCTACTCTACTTCCGGTTGATGAACGAGCAAATGTGAAGTCACCTGCTCCACTATCAGGTACTACGCTATATAATTTTATTGCCTTATAGCCACTTGGTATCTGTATTAAACTTGCTTTATCTAATAAACTCATATCGCATCTAAATTGTTAATTATATCTATAACACAATCAAGTGCCTCTACCACTCCTCCATCAGCGACAACACGAGTTTCATAAGCCTCGGCTATTTCTTTACCCGGAGCTACGCTTCCGCCCTGCCCTGTTAGTGCGTTTGATATGCCTATTAGAAGTCCTATCATTTACCAAAGAGCAATAATCTCAGATGCTGCTGTTCCTGTTGCGAAAACTTTTACAACCTGTACAGGAATAAATCCTACAGGTACGTTTTTAAATGTAACGTCATCCCCACCTGATGTTGTGACCTTAAGGTCTCCTGCAACACCAACGTAAAGAACACATCCGTTATTCACTCCATCACCTCCACCTACTGTTGGTATCTCAGCCGTGTCAGATGGCGTAACTGCTGCTGCTCTATATGCTTGTAATTTTTGATATGCCATAATTTATTCTTTTTCTTCTTTTGGAAATACTTCTCTTAATGCATCAATTACTGCTGCTGCATCGTTTAAACTGTAGCATCCTTTTTGGATTGCTAGGTCTATTGCGTTTACTATTATTTGTATCTTATCTTCCATATGTTACCAAGGTAAAGATGTGTTTGTTGGAACTGTTGGAGGTGTTACCTGACTATCAATCATTCCACCTACAGCGTTTTCGTAACCTTCTACTCCTAGTTCACCTAGTTCGCTTTTTATCCATTCAACTACTTTGTCATTTGTAAGGTCTGCATATGGAACAAAGTTATCTCCTGATACAACCTCAAATTTTGCTGTATCTTTAATTGATGATGTGTATGTTACTCCATCTACTTCTTCTGTACCTACAACTTCATAAACTGCATTTACAACGTAGTCTGTTTCTGATTCGGTGTCTAATGTATATAGACTACCTACTGTCCAAGTATAATTTTTCATTTTATGCTAATAATATTTTTTCTGCTACTCCATTTAT